GTTTAGATTCGCGCCGCGCCCCCCGCCCCCAAAGTGCGCATTTCACGCAATTGAAAAAAAAGGGGGCTTGGCCTATTTTCAAAGACCCTAGTTTTGCCCCCTCGCAAGCTCATATCGAAATCAGAATTTGCCCGCTCGTTGGGGGTCCCTCCGTCGACCATCACCGAGGCTTGCAAACCTGGAAAGCTGCTAGTCGATGCGCTCGTCGAGGTGCCCGGCCGCAAGCGCAAGCAAATCGACCCGGCGCACCCGGCCGCTAAGCGATACGCCAAGCGCCACGAGGGCAACGCCCCCATCGAGGGCCCCGAGCCAAAAGGCGACAAGGCCGGGCGCCCCCGAGCCGCCGCCGCCAAAGCTCGCGACCAAGCGCGATGGGCCAAAAAAGCCGCGCGGCGCTCCGGCAAAAAAGGCGCCGATGCCGTGGTCGCCGCGGTAAAAAAGCGCAAGCCGCGCAAAACCTACGAGCCGGGCCGCGACGCCATCAATGAGATACGGCTCGACATGCCCCCCATCGACATCGTTGACGCGAAAATCGCGCACGCTCCCGAGACATTGCGGGCGTTGCTCGACTTGACCGTCGAGGAAGTGCTTTTGGGCTACGGCAGCGTGCCCGACTTGGTCGACGTGCTCAAGTCGACCAAAGTCATGACCGACATCGAGGCCACGCGGCTCAAGATTGCCGAGCGCCGTGGGGAGCTTATCGAGCGCGAGCACGTGCGGGTGCACTTGTTTGGCCCCATTGCCGAAATGCACTTACGGGTGCTGTCGGATGCTCCGCGCACCATCACGGTGCGAGCTCGGGCGCTCATCGAAAGCGAGGAGCCCAACGAAACCGTCGAGGCCCTCATCAGGGGCTTGCTTGAAAAAGAGTTTGGCGACCTCAAAACGGCGCTAGTGCGCGCGTTGCGCAAAGCGACGCCGCGAGGGGAGGCGGCCGCGTGAGGGTCGATGACCTCGATTGGCTCGCCGGCCAAGTCGCCGCGCTCCCTGCCTCGATTGACCTTACTTGGCCGAGCGAGTGGGCCGAGCAAAATCGCCGGCTCGACGCGACGGTCACATCAACGCCCGGGTCGTTTAGTTTCGACCTTACCCCGTACCTTCGCGAGATTTGCGACGCGATGGACCCGCGAACCCCGGTGCGTGAGGTCGCCGTCAAAAAAGGCGCGCAGGTCGGCTTTACGGTGGGGGTCCTCGAGAATGTCATCGGGTGGGGCATCGGCCACTTGCAAACGGCGCCGATGATGTTTTTGAGCGCGACGGATGACCTAGTCAAACTTCGCATGGACGACAACGTTACCAAGATGCTGCAGCAGTCCGGGCTCGAGGACCGCATCGCGTCGACCGACGAAATCAGCAAGCGCAAGTCGGGCAAAACCAACAAGCGGGTCACATGGATTGGGGGCGGCTTTTTGCTCCCCGTGGGTGCTAAGTCTGCCGCTAAGCTCCGGTCGGTTTCGATTCGCTACATTCTTGGCGATGAGGTCGACGGCTACCCCGAGGTAGTTGGGCCCGGCGGCAAGGAGGGCGACCCCGTTGCGCTTGCCGAGCGTCGCACCGGCGGGTTTGAGGAGACCCACAAAAAACTGTGGTTGTCGACGCCGCTAGATATGGCGACAAGCCGCATCGAGAAGAAATATCAGCGCGGAGACAAGCGGAAATATATGGTGCCGTGTCTCAAGTGCGGCAAGTATCAGGAGCTCAAGTTTAACCCCAAGCCTGCCGACGGCGTCGTCTATGGGCTGACTTGGGAAATGGACAAAGACGGGGAGACCCTTGTGCCCGGGTCGGTCCGCTACCTTTGCCGCTACTGCCAACACCCGCATATCAACGCCAACAAAGCGGTCATGTTGCAGCGCGGCCGATGGCAGGCAACGGCTCGACCGGCCCACCCCTCGATTCGCAGCTATCACCTTAGCGCGCTCTACTCGCCCCCCGGTATGTTTTCGTGGGAGTCGTGCGTGATGATGTGGTTGGAGTCTTGGAACGTCGCGCAAAACCGGGCTAAAGACGTAGCAAAGCTAAAGACGTTTTACAATACGGTGCTCGGCGAGCCCTTTGAGGACCGCGGTGAAAAGTTGACGCTTGCCTCGGTGTCGAGGCACCGGCGAAGCGCGTACAAATATGGCGAGGTGCCTAACACTTGGATGCGCGAGCACGCCGGGGGCCCCGCCGGGCTACTCGTGGGGGCGGTCGATGTCCACGCCCACAACTTGCGGGTCGGCGTGTTCGCGTTCACGCCGGGCGAACGCATGTTCCTCATCGACCATCACACTTTGGTCGGCGACACCGAGCGCGCGAGCAACCCCGATACTTGGGGCAAGCTTGCCGACATCATCACCAAAGAATACGTCGCCGACGACGGGCGCCGGTACTCGCTCGCGCACTCGCTCACCTTTATCGACTCCGGCTACCGGTCGGATACGGTCTACGATTTTTGTTCGGATTGGTCCACGGGCGTCTACCCCGTCGCCGGTCGCGACCGCCCCGCCAAAAATCAACTTGTGCCGCACTTTCGGCAGGTCAAAACGAAGCGAAGCGGGCCGGCGTTTCACATCACAGTGGACCTTTACAAAGACCAACTAAGCGAAAAACTTAAGCGCAAATGGAACGGTGAGGGGGTCATGCCTGAGGGCCATTTCAACGCCCCGGCCGAAGTGACCGACGCCCACCTAAAAGAACTCACGGTCGAGCGTAAGCAAGTGCGTTTCGACTCGCGGACCAACCACCGGCTCGGGTGGGCGTGGGTCCGCCCCCACACCAACGCCCGAAACGAGCTTTGGGATTTATCCGTGTACGCCCGGGCCGCGCTCGACGTTCTTGCCTTTAACCAAATGGTCGAGCAACTCGAGCAACCGCACGTGCACATGCCCGACTTTTGGGCGCATAACGAGGCGCAGGCGTGGTTTTGGCGCCCCCCTGCTTAGGGTTTGCCGTGGTGCGGGGGGAGCGGCTACACTAGCCGAGCCGTGGCATGCAACCCGCCAAAGCTAGTCGAGGCGCTAGCCAACCTCGAGGCCATCCTCGACGCTTACGACGCGATGTTTTTGGCGTTCCTACAAAACGGGGGCGTGCAAGAGTACGACTTGGACACGGGCCAAAGCAAACAGCAGGTTAAACGCACCGACCTCGCTGAGTTGCGCCGTGCCTATGATTCGCTTTGGAATCGTTACGTGGTTTTGTACGGCCGTCTAAACGGGTGCAACGCGACGCGGGTGCGCCCCGCATATTGTTGAGCCGCACATGGGTCGCTTTCTCGATTTTTTCAAGGGCTTGCGCAAGCCTAAAACCGAGGCGCTCGCGTTGCCGGCCTCGGCAGTGCCCGAGCTCATGCTGCAGAGTCTCGTGGGCACGCCCCAACAAACACGGGCGTACGCGCATCGGTGGGATGGCGAAAAGTTCGTTGGTGGTATCACCGACCCCGCGGGGTACGGACACCACCAATGGACCGATTACAACATCTTGCGCCAACGTAGCGAGCAACTGTTTAAGGACAACCTTTACGCGGTCGGCCTCATCCGGCGCCTAGTTACTAACGAGGTCCACAACGGGCTATCGCTCGAGGCGACCCCCGTCGAGTCGGTGCTTGGCTTTGCCGAGGATGAGTTAGATGAGTGGACCGACGACGTCGAAAAACTTTTTGAGCTTTGGGCCGAAACCGCCGACGCGTGCGACCACTCGCGCCGGATGACTTTCGGGGAGATTCAAGCCCTTATCCGGCGTGAGTCGCTCATCGGCGGGGATTGCCTAGTCGTGCTCCGCACCGACCCGCAAACGGAGCTGCCGACCGTCGAGGTGATTAAGGCATCGAGCATCGGCGGGGCGCCGGTGCCGGGGTCCGTCGCCGAGGGAAATCGGATTGAGCACGGCGTCGAGGTCGACATCAATGGCCGGCATGTCGCCTACTACGTTTGGCGGTACGGGGTAACCGGCATCGAGCCCCAACGCATCCCCGCGTACGACACCGGGACGGGGCGCCGGCGGGCCCTCATGGTGTACGGCTCCGACATGCGCACCAACACCGTGCGCGGCGAACCCTTGCTCGGGCTCGTGCTTCAAAGCCTTAAGG